ACGGCAAACCAAAAGAAGATTTAACAGAATTTGATATATTTTAAGCTATGAGTACTTTTGAAAAAATGAAAGCATTAAAAGAGTTATTAGGTGACAAGTATTACTATTACTTAGGCACTATGCTAATTGATGGATTTGAAGTAAAAGAAAGTGTAGATTTTCTGTACTATCAACATTTTATTTAGACAGATTCTAAATTACAAAATAAATTGCAAAAACGATACACGGTAAGAAAATAAGTTGTATATTGCATTAAAATAAAATAACAATGGAAACACTAACACTTGAGCAATTAGCACCGTATTTGCCTTATGGATTGAAATGCCAATATGAAGGTATTTTAAATGGTCGTGAAATATCTAAGCAAAGAAAAGAATACCATAAAGAAAATGAACCTTTTGCTAATTGGGAACACTACACACCTATTGAGCAAATTAAAGGATTAAAAATTGCGCCATTAAAAACTATTAGAGTTTATAAAAAATATTGGGTTGCTACTTGTAGCGTTTACAATCATGGTCAAAAAGTATTCTATAACGGATTTGGCATTAAACCAATACTAAGAAACTTATCCGACCTCACCAAAGAGATAGAACACAAGGGAGAAAGGTTGTGCGTAATGTCTATTTTATTTCCAATGTTGGAAACCCATTCTGTATTATTGGATGTAATACCTGATAAAGCAGAGGATATATTGATACCATTAATTTCAAATAATAATATGTTAAATGTGCTTCTAAAATATCATTTTGACGTATTCGGACTTATAGAAAAAGGACTTGCAATAGACATTAACCAAATAAAATAAAAAGCCATAACAAAAAGTAAATATATGACAGATAAAACATTTAAAAAAGTTTTGATTGCATTATACAGAGCAAGGAAAAATTATCTTGAACTTTTAAAATTAGCTGAAGATGAAATAGTTAAAAGGTATGGCGTTCATCCTTCTGATATTGATAATGATGAATGGATTGACAGTTATCATTCAGGAAATAATATGATGACAATTGAAGATGTTGACAAATCAATGAAAAATCACATTAAAACACACAACCAATGAGCAGATACATCAGCAAACTCCCGCCTGAAATAAGAGAGTTGGCGGAGAAAAGAAGAAGTGAATGTAAGCATGGATTTGGATTCTCATCTATATTAGTAGATGCATTTTCTTGGGCAGATACGAAAGAAGGGTATTCATTTTGGGAATCAATGTTAAACGAAAATTATTCTGTATTCTACACTCTCTACCCGAATAAAAATTGCACATGCAATAGCCGTACAGTAGATGAACAAGGTAATGTAGTACACTTTGAAGAATGTGAGAAAGAAAAAGACAAGTTAGATGAATTGATTGATTTTATAGAAGATGAATTAGACAAAGCAGATGCTGGAAATATTACATTAAAAAAAATAGTTTACGCTAAAATTTTAAACAAAGCAAAAGAAATAAAAAATGGAAAATAAAAAAATAATCGAAGGGAACAAACTGATTGCTGAATTTATGGAAGTAAAAAACGTTATAGAATACGAACTTAATTCAAAACATAAATGCTTAATTATTTCAGATGATGATGGATTTATTGATTATGTAGAAGGCATAAATTTCTTATCATATAATGATAATTGGAACAGGATAATGCCTGTGGTGGAGAAAATAAAAAAATTAGAATTTGAATTTAATACATTTTCTGATTACACTAAAACAAAAAAATATCGTAATGAAGTAAGAATAAGTGAACTTTCTGTAGATAAATATTGTAGGATTTTAATAAGAAATACAGATATGTTAGATGCAATTTTCAATGCAGTAGTAGAATTTATAAAATGGTACAACGAAAATAAAAACAACTAACAATGGAAAATAAACTAAAATTGATTATCCGAATAATTGCAAGTCCATTTGTTTTTGCATTGCTTATTCTTTCTCATTTCACATTTGTAATAATTAGAACTACTGACTTTATAAGATTTGGTGGTGAATTTATACATTATAGGTCTAATGAAGAAAAAGCAATTATGACAAATATACTTCAAAAATTAAAAGAAAAAAATGGAAAATAAACAACTACAACAGGCAAAAGACACGATTGCTAAAAAGTACGGATATGAGAATTACAACATGGCTATATATGGCAGTAGTAGAGAAAAGCCAATGTCAGATATATCTAAATATGTCAATGAAGTATCTATTGAATACCACCGATTAATGAGTGAGTGCGATGCAGAGGAAGAAAAAGAAGAAGAACCTATATTAATAGGTTATCTAAATAAAGAATTTGGTTATCAAAATCACCTACCTATTCAAATAGGTACTGAAGTATTTTTACACAAAGATAGATACTTTTTTTATACTACAACATTAAGCGGATTAAGGCAAATGGTGCAATTCTATAAAGAAACTCTACACAATGCTATTGATTTTATTTGACCACAACCACCAAAATAAATTTTGTAAATTAAATTTAAAATCTTATATTTGAGTATGAATACATACCAAGTAAAACCACTAATTAAGGCTGTCAAACAAAGTGTTAACAAAAGAATACTTAACTACTATTCAGCAAGAAGCCTTACAATGAAGCAAAAAATGATGTTTTTAAGACATGGAATTAAAGCAGAATGTCGCAGACGTAGTAATGCATTATGAATGGCTAAAAGAAGAAATTAAATGAGTGAACTAAGCGACATCATACAAGAACTATCAAAGAATTTTAAGGTAACTATAAGACCAAAATCATTAGAAGAATATAGGAATTTTGCTATTGAAATAGGCAAAACTTGTATTTACAACGAAATTGAAAACCATAACTTATTTATCTATCACTTTTTAAAAGAAAAATACCCTTATCTTACTTGTAAAGATATGGCAGATATAATGGGTTTGTCAATGTCAAACTACACACAAAGGAAAGAAAAATGGATATTTGAAATAAAGACGTATGACGATGTAAAACAGAATATTGAAGAAATTAAAAGCCTTTTAAATGCCTAAGCATAAATATATAGAAACACCTGAAAGATTATGGGAATTGTTTAAATCTTATGAATTAGACGCAAAAAGTAATCCTATTATAGTTGAAGATTATGTCGGAAAAGATGCTGAATTAGTTAAAAGGAAAAAAGAAGTTCCATTATCAGTTGACTCATTTGAAGATTATCTTTTTGAATTAGGTATTATAAACGATTTAGGTGACTATTTTAGCAATAAAGATGAAAGATATACTGAATATGCCACTATCTGTCGCGCGATTAAAAGAAAGTGCCGTAAAGACCAAATAAACGGTGGTATGGCAGGTATCTATAATCCTTCAATCACACAGCGATTAAATAATTTAACTGAAAGAATAGAAAGCGAGGTTATCGTATCTGAAAAGGTAGTGGCAAAACTACCCGATGGAACGGAAATTGAATTATAAATGGTAACAGTTGACCTTTCAAAGAACAAAAAACAAGAGGAGTTATTCAATGAAGTAATGTATTCGATACAAAAGAAACAAAACGGAATTGAAGATTATAGTAAATACTTTTTCTACGGTGGTGCGATTCGTGGTGGTAAAACATTCTGTATTCTTACAATCCTTACAATCCTTTGTCGTATGTTCCCGAACTCTAAATGGGTAGTAGTACGTGCAGATATGCCAGCATTAACAACAACGACAATACCTTCAATTGAGAAAATTATCGGTACATCACAGAATTGGAAATGGTCAAGAGATAAATCTAATTACTTTGTAAAGCATAGGAACGGTTCAAAAATCATCTTTAAAGGTGAAAATATAACGAGCGACCCTGAATTAAATGATTTCTTAGGGTTAGAATGCAATGGTTTCTTTTTAGAGCAAATAGAGGAATTAAATCAAAAGACGTGGAATAGAGCTTTAGAGCGTTCAGGTTCTCATTATGTACCGAAGATGCCACCTGCATTTATATTTAGTTCTTTCAATCCTACTCAAACATGGGTGAAAGAATTTGTATATGTTCCGTATCAAAAAGGAACTTTGAAAGCACCATTTTACTATATCAATGCAAGTCCTGTTGATAATCCTTTTGTAACTAACGACCAATGGAGTGCGTGGAATAACTTAGATGAACGTTCTAAAAAGATAATGATTGAAGGCGATTGGACTAATTACGACACAGATGCGAAGTTTGTTTATACGTTTAGGGAAGAAAAACATATAAGAGAAACAAAATACGACCCGACACAAATTACTTATTTATCGTTTGACTTTAATAGGAATCCGTTTTGTTGTACGATTATTCAGCAATATGACGGTGCAATACATGTTCCAATAGTAATTAAGCTAATGAACGCTAATACTTATGAGTTATGCGAGTATATCCGATTGAATTACCCTGCACCTTTGTACTATGTTACAGGTGACTATTCAGGAAAGACACGTGGCACTTTGAATGAAGATAATTATCACAACTACGATATTATACAGCAAAAACTAAACATTCCGTCAAAAGATATGTATTTAGTGCCAAATCCGCCATTAAAGACAAACAGAGTGTTGGTTAACGCTGTTTTAGAACATTACCCATGTTACTTTGACCCTGAAGGTGCTAAAGAGTTGATATTTGATATGAAACACGTTGAAATATTACCTGACGGAACAATTAAGAAGACAGACAGGAATGACCCGGCACAACAAGCGGATGCTTTAGACACGTTCCGCTATTGGCTAAATATATTTATGTCGGATTTTATACGCAATATGTAATTTTTTTATTAAATTTGTCTAAAATAGATAAAATGAGTTGTATTTGTGTTTGGAATGTAGAAGTTCCGTTATGTGCAGAATCGGTTATTGTGCCGACTACATTAGATAACGGTGTTTATAAATCTGTCATTACTGACAAGTTTGGACAAAAGTATGAACGTGAAATAACTGTTTATGGTGCTGACTTTACAATGGACTTAACAGATTACCCTGATGGATTAATAACAGAGTATTCGTTATTGCTATTTGAGTTATACGATGGATGCGATTTACAGGTATTAGGCAATTGTGATGTAGAGTATAAGCAATTGGTTTTAAAATTCATTCCTAAAGATACAACCGAAACTGAAATTGAGTTATGTTGCAACTAATAGAAATAAGTTTTATATGTGCAGGTATTCACGTATGCTTTATGGAGGGCATGATATTATACCCATTTAGATTAGAGATATTACTAATGGATTTGTACGAAAAATATCCTAAATGGAGTGCAGAAAAATGGCTAAAAATAGCTAATGCATTAAATTGGATTCAAAAGCCTTTATACGACTGTTTACCGTGTATGGCTTCTTTTTGGACTTGCATTATATTGTGGAGAATAGATATTAAAGCGATGTTGATAGTGTGTGGTATGAATGCTATTATTGCAAGTCTATTGCAGTTCTTTGATAACACAAAACTGCCTGAAAATGAGTAAGCCTGATGCAATAAAAGGATTTAAACACTATAAAACATGTAGATGTGGCGGTTCTTTGCAGCATAGATACGAGAATATAGAATATCCACAAAACAAGTATTGGATATATCCGACAAAGGGACAAGTAAGAATTTTTAAAGATAATAGAACGGTTGGAACGTACCCATTAGGTAAATTACAAGAAAAAATAGCTGAATATGGCATTTAAAGCAATAAAAAACAAAATCAAATCATTGTTTACACGTTTTCCTAAAGACGTGAAATATCCTATTAAAGAAGCGTTCACAATTGAAGGTAGAACGTTTTACCAATTTGAAGATACTTTTAATATTCCGTATCAAAGAGGATTAAAGACGGTTACTTTTTATGAAGAAGCTAGAATGAAGATAACTTATGAGTATTTAGAACAACATACAAAAGCAATTGACAAGATTTTAGGCTCACAAAAGATTGACGTTTTTAAAATAAAAGCGTTGCACGATATATTAAAGGAACGTATGAAGTGGTATTGTGATACCGACATAATGTATAAGTTAGCGTCAGTAGTATTCTTTGAGAAAGGCGATAACCCTACTACATACGACTTTAAGAAAGGTGCTGAAAATATAGATTTTTGGAAACAGCATAAATCTGTTTCCGATTTTTTTTACCAAGTGCCTTTGTTGCAATTGTTTCCGTTTTTGACCGAATTAGAAGTGAATTTGGAGAACTATTCGGAAATAACAAAGGCACTGACCAAACAGCATTCGGATTTGGTTACTTCTATTCTGTCCGAAAAGTAGAATCGGAAATAAGAGAACTTCAATTAAATTTTGTTGGACATGATGAGTCCAAAATAGAATCATTAAAGAACATGACTATTTATGAGTTTTATTTTTCGTTAAACTCTAAGCGTCAACAAAATTTAAAAGACAATGAAATATCTAATAGAGTTAGTAGCAGACCCAAAAGGACTTGAGCCAGCGATAACGGCAATGGACGAGTTAAACGCTAAAGAAAAAGAACTCAAAGCAACCACTGCTACTGTTTCCACAGAACAGAAAAAGATGTTAGACGCTTACGCTGAAAAAGCTAAGTTAGGCAAGGCTTCAGTAGATAAGCTGATGGATGGATATAAGCAGTTAGGAAAGGCTGCAACAGGTGCTTTTGGTGGTGAAGCTATAAAAGGTGCAACAAAAGCAGCGGAATCATTCAGAACACAGTTGCGTGGTTCACGTGAAGAGGTTACCAAGTTATTTGTAGAAGGTAAGGCTACAACATCACAAATATATGAGGCTGCAAGGGCAGGTGGTAATTTAAAAGATGCAATTGGTGATGCTCAACAGGCAATTTCGGTTTTATCGAGTGATACGTTTAAATTTGACGCTGCTTTACAAGGTGTTCAATTAGGGGCAGCAGGGTTTCAGGCTTTACAAGCAAGTGCTGCACTATTCGGAAATGAAAATGAAGATTTACAGAAAACATTAGTTAAGTTAAATGGTGTAATGGCTTTTACAGCGTCTTTACAACAGATAGTTAACTTAACTCAAAAGCAATCGGCTTTAAGTTTGGGTGCTAATATTTTAGCCCAACGCACATACGCATTAGTAGTCGGTCAAAGTACAGGTGCATTGGCTGCGTTTAGGGTTGTTTTAGCAACTTTAACAGGTGGTGTTATATTAGCAGGTATTATTGCATTAGTAATGAATTTTGATAAGTTAAAAGAAGCTGTAGGCGGTTATTCATCTTCAATGCAGAAATCATTAGATATAAAGCAAAAGCAATTAGATTTATATGATGAAATGGATGCTGCACATGATAACGAAATTAAGAAATTAGAGTTAGAAGGTGCAAGTCAGGAACAATTAATAAGGCTTTCACAGCTTTACATTAAACAGAAAATTGATGAAACTAAAAAAGTAATTGAGTTATCAAATATTCAGTTACAACAAACGGCAGATTCATACGCTAAAGGTTTGGCGATTGCAAATGGTATTCCAGGCGGTGCATTATTTGCTAAGATATTTTTTGCAGGTGAAGGCGATATTGAAAAAGCTATTCAACAAAATAAAGACTTATCAGCACGTTTACTTAAACTTGAAAGCGAAAGTTTAGACTTAGATTTGCAATTAAAACAGATTTACGACAAAAAAGCTGAAGATTTAAGAGCCAAAAGATTAAAGGTTGAAGAAGATGAGAAAGCATGGTTAGATGAAATGAATGAATACTATGCGGATAAGAACTTAAAAAGAATTGCAGACAATGAAAAATCTTTTATTGAAGCTGAAAAGAAAAAAATGGCTGCCGCAATGGAAACAAACCGAATATTGCAGGAACAAGCCGATGATATACTTAAAAAAAATCAGTTAAACTTTGAGAAACTTAGAGAGCAATTAAACTTAGAAAATAAATTAAAACGAGGAGCATATATTAAAGAAAAAAAGGCTAAACAGGAAAGAGACGAGGCTATAAAAGAAACATCTATTCAAATAGCACAGCAAACGGCAGACGCTATATTTCAGATAGTAAATACAAATCGTAATAATGAGTTTAACGCACAAATACAAAATTTGCAGACACTAAAAGATAGAGAATTATCTAACAAAGAGTTATCTGAAGGTCAAAAAGCAAGAATAGAAGAACGTTATCAAAGACAAATAGCAGCTATAAAAACAAAACAGGCGCAAGCGGATAAACAAGCAGCTATTGCACAAGCAATTATAAACGGTGCGTTAGCTATAACTAAAATACTTGCATCTTTAGGTGGCGCTTTAAATCCAGCAGCAATAGCAAGTATAATTGTTACTTCAGCAAGTACAGCAGCGCAAATAGCAGTTATTGGTGCAACAAAAATACCTAAGTTTGCAAAGGGGACTGAATATGTTAAAGGCGGTGGTACAGAAACAAGCGATAGTGTTCCTGCAATGCTTTCACGTGGTGAACGTGTTATTGATGCTAAAACAAACAAACTATTAAAAGGCATTCCAAATAAAATGTTACCACAATTATTAATTCCTGACATAGCGAGTACAGTAAATGGCACTAATTTCGATTACAATAAAATGGCTAAAGTATTCAGTAAAGAGTTAGCTAATAATCCTGCTTTAATGGTTAACTTTGATAAAAGCGGCTTTAATACATTCATTAAACAAGGCGTTACGGTTTCGCAAATAAAAAACAATAGAAATGGAGTTTAAATTCTATATAAATGATGTTGAAGTTGATGAGCCTGTTGGTTTTGACGCTACAAAAATTAAGTTAAAGCGTTCTGAAAATTGGCATGGTGTAATGTCGGAATCAACAGATGAAACTGTAGAATTTTACGGTCAAGGCTTTGATATTTTAAGCGGTCTTTATGCTGTTAGCGGAATAGATGCAGTTGCAGTTTTAAGAATAGAGTATTATTGTAGTAATGTTTTAGAAGAAACAATTGAATACAATGTAACATTTTACGAGTATAAAGAGTTTTGTGGTAATGAATGTTATTGTATTGTAGGAATTGAGAAGTCAGGATGCTATTATCAATTAGTGAACGCATTAGATACAAAAGTAAATTTAGACACCTTAAAAGCAATTGATACTACAACAGATTTAGCAGATTATGAATATTTAGGAAAGGAAATAGAAATACCAAGTAAAACTATTGTTTTAACATCAAGTGCTTTTAGCGATGAAGTTATAACAGAAGACCTTACAAGTGAAGTAGATGCTCAATATGATTTAAACTATACAGGTCTTATTCAAATAGAATTATGGCTACCATTTCAGAAAGAAAAATTAACTGAATTACAGGATTTTATTACTGTACAAAATTGGGATATAAATTTCGGTGCAATAGATGAGGAAGTTAGAGCAAATAATTATATTTATAAGTATATACAATCTGAAATACAATGTTTAGGTAACTCTTACGATATTTACTTAAGAACAAAAGGAACATTAACGTTAACTACAACAGCAACATTATTCCCAATAGATGTTACATTTAATGTGGTAAAAGCAAATGGAGCAATTTTTTCATATTTATATCAAGAATTTTTAACTAATACAGGTTCAGGATTTACAAAAGAGTACAATTGGGATATAACACAAAGTTTTACAGAGTCATTGGTTGAAAACGACCTAATATTGTGTTATTTGTTTATTGGTGCTCAAAAAACAACAACAGGCGCAATAACTGATTTTACAGTTACTCATGATGCAGATAATTTATTTTCTATTACTACAAACTCAATATGTGAGCCTTCAAATGCAAAATTATATTTACCACACGAAACGTTAAGCCATATATCGGAGTATGTAACAAATAACTGTTTAACTGTTTATAGTGAGTATTTAGGGCGTACAGATTCACAGCCTTACAATTATAGTGATGATGGTTGCGGTGCTTTATACGGATTAACGACAGGATTGTTTTTAAGACGTATAGAAGACGTTAAAACAGGCGACCAAGCACCAATATTCAGTTTGTCTTTTAATGACGTAATTAACGCTTTAAACGCTGTCAATCCTTTAGGTTTTAGTATTGAAACAATCGGAGGAAATGAAGTAATAAGAGTTGAAGATTGGAAATACTTTTACAATGATAGTATTATAGCAGATTTAGGAACGGTATCTGTTGAAAAAGAGCCTAACTTAAAGTTACACTTTAAGAACTTTAAAACAGGATATGCAAAGTATGAGGCTGAAGAATACAACGGATTAGATGAATTTTTAACAGAACGTGAATATACAACTAAGTTAATTAATCATAATGGAAAATTAGAAAAAGTATGTCAATTTATTGCAAGCGGTTATGCTATTGAGATAACAAGACGCAAGGGTAATTTAGACTCAAAAGATTGGCGTTTTGACAATGATACTTTTATTATCTGTTTAAGCCGTTATTACGGTGGATTAGAAGTTGAGCAAGGAAATATTTTAGATGCTGAAAACATTATAGACCCTGCTACTATATTGAACTTTAGAATAAGTCCTGCGAGAATGGCAATGCAATGGTTTCAGTATGCTACGACGTTTATTAAAGGCGTAAAAGAACTAATTTTCTCAACAGGCAAAGGAAATTTAAGTGCAAAGGGTGAAATGTTTAGCGATTGCGTATTAGAAACACAGCCTATTGCAGAAAATCAGAATTTAACACAGCCTTACTTTATTGAGTCGCAAAACGGTATTTATACGGCTGAATTACACTCGATTAAAGGTGTTCCGTTTACTTTTAGACAATACAAAGCGTTAAAGGCAAATCCAAGCGGATTATTTGCGTATAAATGTGATGAAACACAGCTTTATGGATGGGTACAAGAAGCGAATTATTCGTTTGTAGATGGAGAGATTGATTTGGTGTTGATACCTAAAAATTAATCACATATTTTAGTTAAATCGTTGTTAGATTTAAGGTACGTATTACCATTTATAACGGTTTTGCCTGAAGATATGTATTCACCATAATTAGTCCGTATATTACCTACAAAAGGCATTTTATTGCCACCTTTATCTATAATATAACAATCATATTTAGTACACGAAGCCATAACAACGGCTAATATTACGATTATCTTTTTCATATCCTTTTTAACTACAAACATAAACAATAAGTTCCGAATGTGTACCATATATGCGTAATTTAGAATTAATCTAAATAATAAAACATTTGCATAATTGAAAAAGATTGTGTAATATTGCGAAGTCTTATTTTTCATAGTTTTATTTACTTTCATTTGACCGTCACTAACAAGTGGCGGTTTTTTTATTAATATGGTGCAAATATCAATTATTTTTATTAAATTTGCATAACTCGGGCGTATTCGCCAATAGTTTTTCATCTTAATTTTATTGGTTTTGAATATCATAAGTCCTGAATTTAGCTTCTTAGATTTCAATTATATAGATAATGATGTTTGCGATAATGAACAAATCGCTTCATTACCTGTATGTAATGACTTATCAATAAAAGCGCAGTTTTCTATTGAGTCGGAAACGGAAATACCAACAACAGATGCTTTATATATTGCGATTGCAGATGAAGATTGTAATGTTATTTTAGATAACGACATTGAAGTTACACCTATTTGTTCTAACTATAAATTCTTAACTATTTTTGAAGATGAAGTTGTCGGCACAGATAACCCTTACAATCTTTGTAGTACAATCAATGACACGCCAATAACAGAGCAGTTATTTGCTTCAAATCCTTTTGACTTAATTACTAGTTCGGATTTGGAATTTGAATTAGAATTGTCACCTGTAGGGTATCAATTGCAATTTTACTTTAATTCAAATATCTATATTTTTGAGTTTGATAGCACACTGCCTGATTCAGAACAGTATAGATTTACACAAATAGATAATGTTTATTTTATAAAAGTTGTAAGTTCTGACCCTATGGAAAGGTCTTCAAATTTCCTTTTAGCATTAAACGAATTAATAGATATAAAAGAAGGGACTACAAGTTCTTTGTTGACAGGTGTTTTTACAATTGCAGATGTACCAATTGGTTCATATCTTAATAGTTACGATTTTATACAAAATATATCAACAGTTACATCTTCTACTAATATAGGGCAGTATTTTTATTGGAATGACAATAAAATTAATTATTATTCTATAGGAGCGCCAACAGATATTTTGTATTCTTATGAACAATCATTAACTGATTCACAGTGGTATGAATTTAAAATAGCATATTCGGCTATTTACACAGATATAGTTGGAACTATTACATTTGACAATGGTATAGATGCGCCAACAGTAGAAAATATAGCATTTGATTCTTTTAGTGGTGTTATTACCGTACCTTATGTAGCCGTTGCAACAGCAAACTATACAATCACAATTGAATTAACAGATGTAAACGGACACGTGAACGGATTGTTTTTAGAGTCTATTAAATCATATGAAACCGTACTTTATAACGTAACAAATGACATAAGCGGAAATATACCTGAATCACAATATACAAGAAGTGAACTGATTGCTTTGATTTCTGAAATATTAGGATTTGATTTTGATTGTGAATTTACATCTTGTTGCGAAGTGCCAGAGATAGAATTTGAAATAAAGTTACCTGACGATGATACTATTTATTCTTTTACGCTTACACCGTATTGGAAAAAAGGATTTATCAACTTTCCTGAATTACCTTTAGATGATATAGATGTTAATTGTTTTACTTATGTTATTTTAGATAACAACAAAGGCTTAATTGCATGTTCTAATTTATTTCACAAAGAAACTGACTGTTGTTATATAACTAAAATAGAGTATTCAAATAATGAAGACTCATTTGGTTTTACTTATCCAACAGGCGTTACTAATATGGTTTCTTTGCCGTTCTTTTTACACTCACCAAGTTATCCGACTACGGAAAAGATATACAAGCAAACAAACGGACAATATAAACGTTTGAGTGCAGATATTGAGAAAGAATATGAGTGTGAAACTGATTACTTTAACGAGGCTATACACGACAAGTTAATTACAGCTTTAAAGCACGACAATATTATAGTAACTTCTAATCGTTTAGGAATTATAGACCAAATGACACAACAAGGTGATTATAACCTAAATTGGAATAGTAAAATTGAATTTACTGCAATGGCAGAATTTAAACTAAAAAAATACTTTAATGGAAAAAACAGCAACTGTGGCGCAAACTGCTAAAGGAATTTTACTGATTGCAATAGGTTCAAGTGAATACTTAGAAATGGCTAAAAACTTAGCTATGTCTATTAAAAATTTAGAACCTGAAATGCCTATTTGTTTAGCGCATAACTACGAGTATATAGATAAGTCGCTTTTTGATTTTGAAGTAAAAGTTCCTAATGAAAGTTGGAACACAAAAGGAAAGGTTGAATACATAAAAGTAAAAACGTGGATGTACGATTTTTCACCATTTCAGGAAACTGTTTTTTTAGATGTTGATATGGTTTGGTTATTTAATAAAAAGCCTTCAGAATTATTTAATCAATGCGCTGGATTAGATTGGACTATGTCAAACACAGGATTGGCAGAGGTTTCAATATGGTGTGATATTAAAGAAATTAGAAAGCATTACCCAAAAGCACAAATGTGGAACTATCACAGCGAATGCGTTTATTTTAACAAGTCTGAAAAGACAAAAATGTATTTTGATAAGGTAAAATATATGTATGAAAATCCAACTGTTAAAGGTACTAATTTTGGCGGTGCATCAATAGCAGATGAATTAGCATTTCAGTTAGCGTCTTTAGAATTAAACGAGTTTCCACATAAAGAAAATTGGACTCCTATATTTTGGTATGCAAGAGATAAAAAAGCGTCACACTTGCACCCTTACAAGCTAAGTGAAACATACTTTGCATATTCAGTCGGTGGAAATAAGCTACCAACAACAATAAAAAGCAACTTTAGCACAATATCTAACTATCATTCAAAGACAAGCAAGTTAGGAAAACCATATAAGATTAGAGATAAAAAATCATTCATTCCTGAAAGACGTATGTTATGACACCAATAGAGCAAATAAACATATTCGACCACCACGACGATAAAATAAAGTGGAATATTAAGAAAGATGCTTTAAAACTTTATAAGGCTTTAAAGACTCATGCAGACGGCTTAGTTCCTGAAGAAATAATCAAAGAACGCAGACCGAATGAGCCTGACGCTATTATGGATTATAGGTTTAAAATCTATGCGCCAAAAACAGAACACCCTATTTCTAAAGTAATTACTTCTTTAACTAAAATAAGACGTTCACCCGATTGGAAAGTTGATTATGATGCAACTAAAGAACCTGCATTTTTGGTAAGTGCTGACAAAACTTTAAAACGTTATTTAGAAAGTGAATATCCTGTTTACGACAACTTAGATTCATGGTTGTTTGATGAATGTTTGCAAAATATAATGATAGATGCAAATGCGGTCTGTGTTATTGTTCCGCTGTCTTATAATATAGAAGTTGGTGAATTTTATAAGCCTATTCCGTTTATTGCTAATGTTGACGAGGTTATTTACTACAAAGAAAACGATTACACAATAGTAAAAACAGACAGAGATTACGAATATACTGATGAAAGCGGAAAGCGTGAATACGATATACATATTTTGTCTACAAGAAACGAGATAGTCGAATATGTGATTTTGGAAACAAAAGGTCAAAAAGTCTACTTTGAGCTAAAAAGACTTCAGCATAATTTTGACGAATTACAAGCGTTTCGTTTTAGAGGTTTATTTTATAAAAATGAAGACGGTGATATAATTTGGAAAACTCCAATAAATCCAATGGTTACGCATTTAAACGAGGCTGCAAGGTTGTATTCAGATGAACAGGCTGAATATGTTTTACACATGCACTCCGAAAAATGGACTATCAATACTAATACTTGTAAGAAGTGTAACGGAACAGGAAAAACAAAATTAGGATTAGCAATGACTAATTCAGTTTGTGGTTCTTGTAATGGTAGCGGTTACGATACTGTTTCACCATTCCAAAATAGAGTAATTAATTTAGACTTAAATAGACCTAATAGTCAGATACCACCAATACCACCAGCAGGATATATTCAAAAGAATATTGATATTGCACACTTACTAAGAGATGCGGTTAAAAGTAACCTATATGAGGCTTTAGAGGCTGTTAACATGCAGTTCCTTTATAACGTTCCAATAGATGAAAGTGGAATAGCTAAACAATGGGACAGAGATGAAACGGATAACTTTGCTCATAAAGTCGCAGGACTTTTAAAGTATGTTAGAGAGAATGTAGCTTATTATACTTGTAATTTGCGTTATGGTTTCTTAATTCAGGATGCAAAGAAACGTGAGGAAATGTTACCGACAATTAGTATTCCGCAAAAATACGACTTAGTAAACAATGCGTTATTAATTGAAGAATATAAACAAGCTAAAGAAGCAAATCTAAGTCCTGTTATTTTAGCGTCAATGGAAATGGAAATATCTTTAAAAAGATTCACGCATGATTCCGATGTAAGCAAATACACTATGTTGGTTTACAAGTTAGACCCTTTATATGGTGTTTCTGAAGATAATAAAATGATGCGTTTGCAAAATAACGGTATCACAGAGAAAGACTATGTAGTAAGTTCTAATATTCAAAAATTTGTGCGCAAAGCATTGATAGAAGATGAACAATTTGCATTTAAAGGATATGCAGAACAGGTTGCGGTTATGAATAAATATGCAGATGAAGTGATGAAAGAAAATAGCATTAGCACGGATTTATTAGCACCTTTAGAAAATGGATTAGACCCTACACAAAGCGGAAATCAATTAGCGCAAAGCGTTGGGGGGTTAACAGGTATGATTGAAATTGTAAAAGCGGTTGCAAGTGGTGTGTATGACTTAGAGGCAGCGGTTTCATTAGTAGCGCAAAGGTTTGGAATAAGTGAAGATGAAGCACGTAAACAATTAGGAACGCCACAAATAATTCAATCAGAACAACAGGCAGACAAAGTCGCTACATTAACATAGAATGAGTAGTATTAAAAAAATAATTGATACTGTAGATAGTTCAATTAATGGATTTATGGACAAAGTTCCAACTATCCAAAAGAATATCTATAAAGAAATACTAACATTAACAAAAGATTTAAAGTTAGATGCTAAAGGCAATATCAAAAACACCATAGATAATTATCGTATTTTATCTCAATTGCGTATGCGATTGCGTAGGGTTATTTTTGACAAAGAATATATAAAAGCGTCTAAAGAACTTATTAAATCATTTGATACTATTTCAGAAGTTCAACAGTCTTATTTTTCTACTTTTGCAACGTCTAAAAGCGCAACAACTCAAGAGATTTTAAATATTGTTAGACAAGATTCAATTGACAGAACAGCACTTTATTTAAGTGAGCAAGGTATTGATTTAAACATCATTTCAAAGGCGCAATCAATACTTCAATCAAATATTACAAGTGGCGGTTCTTATGCTGAATTTCAAGAGGCAATGAAAGTATATATCAACGGAAACGCTAATAATTTAGGTGCTTTTGAAAGATACGCTAATACAATTGTAATAGATTCTATAAATACTTATTCACGTACTTATTCTACTATACTTGTTGATGATTTAGGATTAGAATGGTTTATTTACACAGGGTCTTTGTTAGAAACATCGCGTGAGTGGTGTCAATACATGGTAAAAAAGAAATATGTACATAAGTCAGAATTTCAAACCATTCTTTCAGGAAATATTGACGGTGTAGATATTTGTAGTGATAAAATACCATGCAACAAAAAAACAAAACTACCAAACGGAATGAAAGCAGATACCAACACGTCAAACATTACTAATTATGCAGGCGGTTGGAATTGCGGTCATGCTTTTTATGCAGTTGCAAAAGAAGCCGTACCTAAAAACATAAGAGATAAGTTTAAGTAAACAGCACTTTACTAAGTAGAACAAATAGATACAAAACTATTATTTAAATTTACACAAAATATTTTAAATGGCTAAGGATTTCATAGCAATAGACACACAAAAAAACATTTACGAATTTAGCGAGAAAGGAATTGAAACGCTAAAGATGTTACACAGAGCGCAAAGAACGACAGGGTGGCAATACGGCTTAAAAGCAGAAAAGAATAATTTACTGATGAAAGTTGTAACACCGAAAGAAGCGCAGGATGCAGTTAAAGAAAATGCATTGTTAAAACAAAGAGTTGCTGAATTAGAAGCAATGAAAGATAAAAGAGGTGCTAAAACACAAAACGAGTCTGATAACACAGAAAAATAATTTATGAATAAACTTAAAACTTTATTCGACAGTCTGGCTAAAAAAGCAGGTGTCGATATTACAGATGAAAGCTACCTAAAAGCATTAGAAGCTATAAAAGACGTTGAAATTTCAGATGAAGTTTCTGCAAAATTAGAAAGCAATCTGTACGACATTGAAAGTGCAAAACAAAACTACACATTAAAGCAACACTTTACAGCTTTGGGATTAAATGGAGTAGATGCACAGCTTAAAGAAGCCTTAGAAGAGTTGATAGAAGATGAAAGTGTACGAAATGAATTATTAGGCGTTAAATCGACTCCTGCACGTGTTAGAACGGCATTAGCAAAGATAAAAGAACTTGAAAACGCTAAGGCTAAAGCAGAAGGGAAAGGTGATGATGGAAAAGCAAAGAAAGCGCAAGAGGAAATTGATAGATTAGTAAACGATTTCAAAGTAAAAGAAACGAACTATCTACAAGAAATTGAAAAGGAAAGAAGTTCTAAATTTGCAGAAATTGAAAAACTGCAACATAAGTTCTTCTTACAAGGATTAGATTATGACAAAAGCAAATCAGTAGAAGAAAATCTATTGTTAGCTGAATACCATATAAACAACGAGCTTACTACAAAAGGAGCTAAAAGAATATACAACACAGAAATTGGCAAATTCGAGTTGAAAAGAGCAGACGACACGTCGCTTGATTACCTTGATGAACGCAACAACAAAACCTCATACGAGGATTTTACTAAGGGAGTTTTACTCAATAAAAAACTTCTTGTTACAAATGATGGACAGCAACAACAAAGCGCACCATTGCTTAAGCAAGACCTTACTAATAGCGGTCAACAGGTAGACTTTTCAGCATACGATAAATTACAGATACCATAGTATAGACCAATATTAGTATTCTAAGATTATTAACAATTTTAAATACTAAAACAATGGCAAACGGTTTCGCACCTTATTTATTGGAAGATATTGCAAAGATTGCAAAATCAGCAACTCCACAGAACAAAATAGAAATGCCAGGATTTTTACAATCCTTACTTACGGCACATTCTTACGGAAACAGCAACATTAAATATGACTTAATGAATGGTCATTTTAATGCGGTTCAAGTTAAGAAGAAAAAACGCTACACAGCAGCACAAACAGAAACAACTCCTTCATGTGAGATTACAAATGTAAACGGTTACACAGAAGATTCTGTAAGTGTTGCCAATTACAGACAAATCGCTATCCATATTGAAGATGAAGTTATTGCAGCTTATCAGAAAGCAGCTTCAAACCCTACAATGATTGGTAATGCACCAGTAGTTGAAGAGTTTGCAATCGAAATGCTTTTAGCAGCAAACGGTTTAATGAGTGCGGTTAATAGTGATTTATTGACTTTGGCTTTTGCTAACTTAGGAAAAAACAGACGTACAGGATTAACAACAGCGTCAACAATCAACATCGGAAAAGATACAAACTTCAACTCTTTAACGGATGGAGCAACACAGATTCTTTCTGATTACAAACTGAACAACATGAGTGGTAAGCCGATTGCAGTTGGTGCAGGTTTATTTAACAACTACATCATGCAACAAGCAGCTAAACAAACGGCTCAAAACGGTTTAGATACACGAACTCAAGCAGGTGGTTTTGATTTCTTCTACGATAATGAAGTAGAAACAATCGGAGACCCTAATGACTTGTTAGTGTACGAAAAAGATGCTGTACAGTTAGTCACTTACTTGAAATATCAAGGATTCAAAAAACGTGACTTAGGTACTGCAATCTTTGATAATGTTAAAATTCCTTACACTACAATGAATGCAAACGGTGGTATTCAAGTTGCACCAATGCCAGTTGACGTACAGTTTAAGTTTAACGATTGCGAAGCTGATTACACAGTTGACGGTGAAACAGAAACTTTGCAAAAAGGATGGAATATGATTTTGTCTTTAAACTTCGGTTTGTGGACTATTCCAAGTACAGCGTACAGAACTGAAGACCCATTGACAGGAAACAGAGGTTCTTTATTGTACAACGTAACTAATGATTGCGATTCTTGCGATGGCGGTTATTAATATTTAAAAAACATACTTATATATGAAATGTTTAGAAGGGTACATTGGAGTTGGAGTTAACTGTCAAACGGAACAATCCGTTAGTGGCAAATATTTAACAGACCTCGCTGGTGTTACCCTTCAAAACATAGATGCAGTAGCCAATGCAAATCAGTTATCTTTTTTAGGTGTTTTTGCAGATGTACAAAAGAGAGCAATTTCAAGATTAAGTAAAGATGTGTTAGCGTATATGAAAACGCAGTACAACCTTAAAAAAGTTGTAAACACATACTTTACAAATGGAGAATTAGGTACTACAACAAGTTCTTTGAATTTAAAACATGGTGTTAGGCTTCAGTCTTTTGAATGTGAAAGTGAGTTACTTAGATTTCATGTAAGTAAAGTTTACTTATACGCATTAGAAGAGCAAACAACGACTATATACATTTATTCCGATAAGGTATTATTGTACAGTCAGGCTTTAACGACTAAAGTGGGATGGAATGAGATTTATGTAAATAAGTCTTACGATACATTAGATATAGTAGTCGCTTATGATAGTTCCGTGTTTACTGAAGTTAAAAAACTTGCATTTGAAGATACTTTGTGTGATTGTCTTTGCGATGATTGTGACGATGTCTTTAAACAGGCTATACAGTTCGATACAATAGAAGATATTAACCAAGCGACTAATACTTATGGTTTAAAAGTTGACGTGTCTTTAAGGTGTTTATATGACTCGATTCTATGCGCTAATATAGATGTTTATTCAGATGCTTATTTGTATTCTTTAGGAATGGAATTAATGCGTGAGCGTATCTATTCAGATAGGGTAAACAGATTTACAACGGTAGACAAAAAACGTGCTGAAGAGTTATTGCAAATGTACACAACTGATTACACAGAGTTTTTGCAAACGGCAAACGATTCTATTAGGATTGACAATGACTACTGTATAGAGTGCTTAGAGGTTTCAGGAACTGAATATGTAATGCCATGATAGCTTTTAACAGCAACGGAAAAGATGTACTGGATGCAATTAAAGCAGACTTAAAAGGCAAAGCGAGTCCACAGGAAACGGATAAGCTATTAAGAACGATTGCAAGTACATTAACAGGAATGATGCGTGATAGAGTACACGTGCAAGGCAAAGATGCTAATGATAATCAAATCGGTACTTATTCTAAATCTTATATGGCAGTAAGAACAGGTGAATTTAAAAATGCTGAAAGATTTAAAAAAGGTAAAAATAAAGGCAAAGTAAAAAATGCAGGATATTATACTAAATACGGATTGAAAATTGCAAAAGATAAATCTGTTTTTATAAATATTGAAGATAAAAAGATAGCACGAAAATCATATAACAGGACAAGCGATACAAAAGTAATTTTATCATTGACTCGACAGATGGAAAATGATATGTCTATTTGTGAGCGCAACCCGATTAAGATACCTTACGGATATGCAATAGGATACCAAAACGATTTTAACTTTGAAAAATTAAGATGGTTAGAACAGAAATATAAAAAGCAAATTTTAACTAAGCTATCAAAGAACGAAGAAGAAGTAAAAGACGAAATAGTAAACAATTATCTAAATGATAGAACAACTAATTAAACTCGTAAACGATTCGATAAAAGAGAATGCGCTCGTAAATAATTACGATGCTAACTTTTATGGATTAACAGAGTTAGTTCCTATTGAAGATGATAATAATACAATATTTTACCCAAATGTGGTAAATGAGTTTGGGGAATGCATAAAAATTACTTTAGACAATACTGTAGGATTACAGGTTTATCACAGGTTAAACGATAAAACACCTGTATATAAATCACAGCAATACGGAGAATCAAACAAAGAAATAACAGATAGTTACGGACTTTCAATGTTTGTTATCGGTAATAGAATAAAGTTAAAACAAGATAGTTCTACGCTTTCACAATTTGTTACAGGTGCGATACCTGACAACTTTAAATTAGAAGGTCGTAGCGTTGCGAACCTAATACAAAACAGAATAGATTACAACTCAAATCAGATAATAAATACAGAATTTGCTGATTATAGCGGAATGCCTGATTTATTTATGTTTCGAGTTGATTATAATATAAGACATACATACAGACGCAAGTGTTTAGATGTATGCGAACAAGTTTGTAAAAATTATTCATCAAATTAAATTAATAAAAAATGAGTGTTTATTATCCAGGCGCATCATGCGAATCAGAAGTACCTGAACACGTGTGCAACCCATGTTCAGAATTTGAAAAAGGTCGTGTACGTTCAGCGGCTTATATTCACAAAGACTATGTGTCTATTATACAAGCAGCACCAAACGACACAGCGTTATGGCAAGCAGGTATTGAAAGCGGTTTAATCCGAATTATTCCTGAAGTAAGCGGAACGTCAAACGGTGGCGAAAAGGTTGCAGGTGCAGGTTACGGTGACCAAAAAGAACAAGTAACAGGTAGAAATTATGTAGTAGCGTTTAAAGACCCGAACTACGTTGATAACTGTTTATTCTTTACGGAACTTGAAAAGTCACGTGCATGGTTTTTGGCTTACAAAACAGAAACCTTATTGCACATTAGCGATAAGCCAGTATCTGTATTTACAAACAATGCCGTAACTGAAAATTTAGAAGAAGATGTTGTTTGGATGGTTGAAAATACATGGTTTCAAAAAGTTCCTGTTTGTCCTTTAGAAAGTCCTGAAGATATTTTTGATTGCTTTCAATTAGTAGTGTAGATGCCATTAAGACCACATATAAAAGGTGATACTTTTAACGGCTTGTTTATAACTGTTAACATAAACGGAGTGCCATTAGATTTGACAGATGTCGAAATTAGTGTGCATTTCCGTTTTAACAGTAAAACATCTTGCGAGGTTCATAAATATTCGGTAGGTAGTGGTATTATTATAACAGATGCAACGGAAGGTAAATTTTCTTTACTTGCTGATACTATTTTAAATTGGAAAGTTGGCAAATGGTACTTTGATGTACAGTTTACTTTAGAAGATGGAAGTATAAAAACATACTATTCAGATATATTAACAATTACTCAAGACGTTACAGCATAATGGCAGATGTTACAGTTATATATGATGATGATTTAGTTACGGTAAATGTAAGTGAATGTGATTGTGGAGATACTGGAAGTAATGTTGATGTAATAGTAATTACGGCAACAGATACTAATTCATACACAAGTGCAACGCTTATCGGTAAAAGTTTACTTTTAGTTTTTATTGATAACTTGATTAGAATACCAAGCGAATACACGTTTAATGATTTAACAGGTAATATTATTTTCGATTCTCCTGTTGACACAGGTTCAATAATTCAAATACTTTATAAATGAAAAAATACTTATTAATACTATTTACTTTACTTTCTATTTGTGGCTATTCACAAAGAACAAACACGTTTAAAGATTCATCTATCTTTTATAAAGCTGTTGTATTTGATTCTACTATTTACATTACTAAAGGTGCTTCAAATGGGAAGGTGTTAACTTCTAATGGAATTGGATTAGCGACATGGCAGACAATTAATGTAGGTGGTCGAAGTGTTGACACTATTTACAAGAACAATACAAAAGATAGTATTGTATTTACTATTTCAGGTATTCGTTATGCGGTTAAAGATTCGATAGGTGTTACAGATTTAAGCGGTTACGCATTACAAAGTTCATTGAATGATACGGCAAACACACTAAGACGTATTCGCAAGGTTGATAGTTCCTATTTATTTAAGAACGCAACACGTGACAGTATATGTATGGTTACGGTTATTAATGGAAATACTTATAGAACGTGTGCGTTTGATAGTTCAAACGTAAACACAGATTCACAATCTTTACAGTTATTCTTTACAGATTCAATACTTTTAGGAATTACACGTGGTAACTCTATTAAGTTTGCTTATGCCGTTGATAGTGTCGGGTTAAATGCAGGTGGTGACTCTATTGTGGTAATAAAAGCAGGTTTAAGATTAGCGTATAAAATCGGTAGTAGCGGCGGTGGTTCTTTAAGTTCATTAACTTCAGCAACGGCAACGAATATTATTAACAACGGTAATTTTCAACAGGAATGGCAATGGAACAGTTTAGCCAACAACACAGGGTTTAAATTAAGTTCAACAAGCGGAGGTTTATTAAATACTCAAAATAGATTATTAGACGTTCAGATGTCAGGTGCAATGCCAGGAACAGGTAGTTCGTCTTATTCAGGTTATTTTAAAAATACACAAACAGGCGGCAGTGCAATTGGATTATATGCCGAAGGAACTGTAACTGCAATTAATGCTGTTGGCAATATAAATACATCAACTACCTATCTTATAAATAACGATTTTAGTTTATCCAACACCGCAGCAGGTTCAAATGTAAAAGCAGCATCATCATCACGCTTGAATTTAAGAGGAGATAATCTGATAAACTTTCAAAATATAGCTGGAACTATTAATTATGCTTCAATCAATAACATAACTGATAATGTGAGGCAATCATTACTATTTAACGGTGTATATTCAGGTGGGCAATTTTATTGCAGCGCAACCACAAGTGCAATTGTTGAAAGGAGTAGCGATAAACTTATATTCTCAGCGAACTCAGGACTAACTGCTAATACATCATTTACACCTAATAATATAATGACGGTTTATGGCACAAACTCAAATGTAGGTATTGGTACTACTACACCTGTTGCTTCTGCAAAATTAGAAGTTAGTTCTACTACATCTGGTTTTTTACCACCACGAATGACAGCAACACAGGCGAGTGCTATTTCAAGTCCTGCACAGGGATTATTATTATTTGTAACAGATACAGATGGAACTTTTACATCAGTAGGATGGTGGGGTTATAACG